TGCGCTTGCCTGACTGGCTCCATACCTTGAACCAACTGTTCTTGCGAGTGAACAGGCTGTCAGGTAGGCGTTCTTCTAGCTGTGCAATCGCAGCGCGATGGTACGGATCCTTCTTGTCGAAGTGCTCAAAGAACTTGATCAGGCGTAGTTCCTTCACCGCCGTCTGGGGAACATGATCTTGAGACCTTGCAGCAGCAGTTGCACCCAGCTATTGGATCGCAAAGGTGACATACCAATGATTTCAGAGCCGGCGGCAACAACCACGGCGGCAACTGCAAGCTGTTCGTTGGTCATACAAAAGGAGCAGACACCTCAGGCTAAGGCTTTGCCTCCAGTTTGGCTAACCGTTGCTCCATCTGGTTTAGCCTCCCAAATACCTCCCGGCGGTCTGACTTGAAATCGATATGAAGTTCTTCCATTTTTGCGGCGACTGATTCCACCGCCATTGTGAGACGCAGCACGGAGTCGCGGCTTTCAACGTTGCGCCGTGCGATGCCGGTGAACGCATATGCTGCCACACTGATTGAGGCACCCGTGATGGCGGCTAGGATTTCAACCACGACTAGGCTCTGGCTTCGCTCTCATTATGGCGACACCGCAAGGCATCAGCCCTTGCCCTGCCCGCGCATCTTCTTGCGTCCGTGATTGGGCAGGGAATGTTGCCCCTGCCCTTGACGGGTGCGCTTAGGCTTGCCGGGCTTGAACTCAACGCGACCCAGCGCAGTTTTTGATTTGACGGGCATTACCAGGGCACACCCGATGATTTAGTGGGCTGGCGTTGTTTAGCAATGTTGGCTTCAAGGGCAGCAACACGAGCCTTCAGTGATTCGATCTCACCAATGGCTTCCTGCAATGCAGCCGTCAGCAGTGGCACTAACTTGGATTGGTCAATGCCTTGAGGTTTAATTGAGCCATCTTCGTTGACGGCATCTTTCTCACCAGTGATCGCTTCAGGAACAATGGACTGGACTTCATGAGCGATGAAACCATCAACGGTTTTGTCAGGGTCAACGATGAAGTTAAACCGGCTGGGCTTTAGTTGCTGCAGGCGGCTGATACCGTCAGTTACAGGCTCAACGTTCTTTTTAAGGCGGTAATCAGACGATGTGTTGTAGGCAGTCGCAGATGTAGTGACAGAAATGCTTCCAACGCCAGTACCGCTTCTAGCAAAGTTTGCAACACTGAAATCTATATTACTATTAAGAAATAAAGTGGTACCATTTGCTCTAGAAAGAAAAATAGCTCCATTTTGAGGCTCAAATCCAATGCCGGTTGTAGTGTTACCTAATCCGGGTGTGCTAGTAGATGTTTGCCCTATTCTAAATTCTCCATTAGATAGGATTCTCATCCGTTCTTGGTTAGTCGTCAAAAAAGCGATAGAGGTCGCTTCCTGTGCAGTGAGGCGCAACTGGCCAGTGCCTCTGTGCAGAATCGCACTAGTGGCATTGGCACCAGAACCTTCACGAATGACCCGTAAGCCGTAATCGGTATAAGTTGTATCACCAACAAGATCAACATAAGCAGGACGATTGCCACTGGCTCCCGCACCAATTTCCAAATTTGCGTCTCCAGTAGCCGCGCCAATTTTTGCAGCTCCATTGACATCAAGCGTATATGCAGGACTCGAGGTCCCCACGCCCACGAGGCCAGCGGAGGTGATGCGTAGGCGCTCGGTGCCACCTGTTGCAATCGCAAAAGCATCGGCGGCGGGGTTAAATCCTCCAGTATTTGTATCATCGGCAAACGTAATACTTGGAGCAGCCGCTGAGCCCGAGGAAAATGCAGCAGTACTACCGGGCGTGCCACTTGTAGAGATACCTACCTTTTTCCATGTATCTGTTGCCGTGGCAACGTATAGATAGCCATTGTCCCAAGCGATTTCACCAGCAATAGCTGTTGCAGTGGGCGATGCAGGCGTATGCGTTGGGATAATTGGGCGCCCTGACAGCGTGGTATTGGCTGCAGTGATTGCAACCTCAGTTGTTAGCGTGCCATCAGCCTGAACCTTGAGTTCGAGCTTTCCGTCTTCGGCGTTATTAGTAACGTCAACAATGCTGCCGGTGATCGCGGCATAGTCCACCTGCTCCGTGGTTGCATTGTCGTTATGACCGCGCCAGTAGATCGTGCTCAGCAGGTCATTGTTTTGACCGACAGTAGATGCCCCACGCCGGCGGTACAGGGTGATATCAGCGCCACTGGCTGCATCGTTTGCCGTGCATTGCACCTGCAGGGCGGTGCTGGTAATCGTCGAGCTGACGTGCAGCGGGTAGATTGGGTTGGCTTCGCTGATGCCGACATATTCCCCCTTGAGGCGAAGACGCATGGCACTGGCGCCAGCATCAGCAGTCATTAGATCAAGGATGCCAACCTCAGAGGTATTCGTGACCGTTGAAATGGTGGACAGGATCTGAGCGTAGGTTTGATCGTTGCCGCCGCTGTCCTTACCACGAAACTCAAGGTTGCCGAGGTTATCGTTATTGGCAGGGCTGGCGCTGTTGCGGTACAGGACAACATCAGGCGCAGTATCAAGACCGGCGTCGGTGTTTTCGATGATGACCTGATCGGTCGTGTCGCTGCTGAATAGGTGCAGTTGTGCTGCTGCAGTACCAGTACCGAGCTGGAAGCCGGTAGTGCTGAACTTACCGGCGAAGGTGCTGTTGGTGGCAAAGGCGACTTCGTTGGCTGCTGAGCGAAAGATGCCCGTGACGCCAGTGTCAGCAGTAAATGCAAGGCTTGGGGCACCAACCGTGCCGCTAGGCAATGTGCGGAGGAAGGTGCCGTATTGGATCTTCTTATTCTTGTTCAGCGCCGTGGCTTCGGAGCTATCGACAATCGGCAGCAGGTCATCCGCTACTGGTGCGGTCAGTTCTGCCAGGTCTGTGATCTTGCGGTCAGCCATCAGTGGTATGCGGTGGGGTGTCTAGTAAAGGGGACTAGGCGGTCTTAAGGGCTGCAACTTTGGCTTCAAGTGTTTCGATGGCTTGCTGCTGACGTTTTACGACATCCAGTAGAAGCACCGTCAAGCGATCATATTGAACACCATCAGGCACCATTTCGGCGTCAGGTTTTAGCTGTTTTTTGCCATCGACTTCTTCGTAAGCGTCATCAAGGTAGGTCCAGTGGACCAAGCGTGGTTCAATTTCTGCAACTTCTTCTGCAATAAGGCCGTACCATGACCAGTCTTTGCGGTCTGCATCGGCAGTCGAACGATACCAGACGGGGCGGAAATCTAATATAGAACCAGAGCGTTGTTGCTCGATATTTTCAATTTCGGTTTTATAGCGAAGCGAAGAGGTGGATCGAAGAAGCTGGTTAGCGGGAGAACTGCCGCTGTTTAAGAAAGCGTTTGCAGAAGAAGCGGTAGTGCTGACAGATGGAAAAAAGATGTTGCCTGCGGCGCTAATTCTCATCCGCTCAGTGTTGCTGGTTTCAAATACATGGCCACCCGCATTTAAGCCGGTTGAGTGGTAGAAGACAAGATTATTTGCAGCATCTGCTCGGATTTCAAGACGAGCACTATCAGTACCTGCGGCATTGAATTGTTCAAGGCGAAGTAAATCTTCAAGGGTGTCACTATTTGCAGCGCGAACGTGCAATTTAGCTCCAAGTGAAGTTAGTCCAATACCTACACGATCACTTGAAGCATCAACAAACAACAAGTTTGCATCTGTATCACCTTCAACGCGGAAGTCATAGTTGTTCCCGCCATCGTTAAACACCACCTCGCTGGTGCCCCATTCGACGCGCTCCACCCCACCAGTTGTGACGTTGACCTGATCAGTGCCACCGCTAAATAGACCTGTATCCGTCCCGCTGTCCTTGAAGTAGATCGACGGTGCAGCAGCACTGCCGTTCTCAAACGGGATAACGCTCCATTCGCCATCAAGCTGAAACAGGGTGACCCAATCACTGTTTGCTGAATTACGCAGCTTCATCACCGTGGGCGAGCTGCCTGTGTCTGCCCACCACTGGTACGCGTAGGTTGTGGTCGGCTCAGTAGCAGAGCTGTTGTTGGTGGCAATGGCAGCCAGCGCATTGTTCAAATCGGCTCGGACTGCAGCGCCAGAGGCATTGCTGATGATGTAGTCGTGCGTTGCCATGATTAAGCCTGTTCAGTGCCGTAGCCATTGGCGATGTACTGGAAGTTCCGGCTTACGGCAGTGCCAGCACTGTTGCGGAAGGTCACGGTAAAACCAGTTCGGCTAGTGGATGTCACCTCATAGTAATCGCCTGTGTTCAAATTAAAAGCGGTCAGTCCGATTGATGGTGTGGCATAGAACGCCTTGGCGTAGGTCACGGCATACGATGCGGCACCGCTGGTAAGCGTGGCGCTGTTCTCCGTACGGGACTGCATCACCATCTCGAAGCCAAGCTCATCGATCAGTGGCGTCTGGTCGCTCCTGGTGCTGGTCAACTCCACCTTGAACTGGAACTGGCGACCGGAATAGGTGCCGTTGTACATGGGGGAAAATTCCCCAAAATCAATGTCCGATTGCAACTCGAAGCGATCCGGCGTGTTCTCCAGCAGCAGTTTATCGCCGTCCTCCAGCAGGAAGAACGAATCGACGGTGGCTACGTCGCTAGCACGGAAGTAGATCTCGGCGCTGGTGTCATCAGCCACGGTGCCGTCGAAGTCGCTCCAGCGGTCGAGCGGCTCAGATCGGCTGTCGATGGTATCGGCTGGGTACAGACCGCGTGTGGTCAGGATGCGGCGGAAGTCAACGGTGAACTTTGCGCCAAGGTCAACGATGTTGGTGAAGTAGTAGCGACCCGTAAGCAACTGCTGCCCAGTGAAATCCATCGAACCGATGGCATCAAAATCGGGCACTTCATCTACGGTCTTATCACCGTCGAGCACAATCGCGTCGTACTGATCAGAATAAAAAGCGCCATCAAATTGCCCTTGGTATGGCGGTGCGGTCTGGTCTTCACGGACCGTGGTGATGTTGAGAACTGGAATCGTGTCCGGCTGATCAAAGATCGCGCTGGTGGCGTTCTGGCTACGCAGTCCGGCTGGATCTTGGAACTTCAGCAGGTATTCACCATCGATTTTTGGCAGCAGGGCGTAGGTGGTGTTGGCGCCAATGCGATCTGCTAGCAGCGTGGAGTTCTGCCATTCGCCCGTGCCATCAGTCTTAGTGCTATGGCGGATGATCGCGGTAAGGAAGTCAGATCCAACGCCGACTGGTTTTGTCCAGCGCAGCATGATCTGATTGTTGGCGACCTGCTCCAGCGTGACGCCCTGCGGATCTTCTGGTAACTGCTGAACGCTGACGGTTGGTGTTGCGGTTGATGCAAATGATGGAACGCGGAATCTGCCGCGTGTGGCTGGCGCACTTTTCTTGAACCCCAAGCCGTAGGCAATGACCGAAACCGTCAGATCAAAGTTCTCCGGCAGACCAGTAATCTCAATATTTGGATTAGTTGTACGAACTGTGCGGCGATTGCCCTGAGCAGTGTTGTAAGTAACGTCATAGCCAAATGTGGCACCACCAGCACCTTTTGCCCAAGAAACATTGACCTGCGTAGTAAGCACCGTGCCATCACGCACTTGACCGGCACTAAATGCAATGTTTCTGACCGAAGGTGGTGCGCTATCAAATGTGGTGATATCCGGGAATTGCAGCGCCTGACCGCTATCGACCGATGCATAGATGCTGTCGTTATGCACAATGCCGGTGATGGCGTAGGTTCCGTCGCCGTTATCACTGGCGCTGATGCAGCGGAACTTTTGATTGGCAACGCCAGAGGTTGTAATGCTCCAGATCGACTGGGCGTTAGGCGCGGTGCTGAAGGCACTGCTGACGTTGATTGTGCTGCCGGAAACGCTGCTGATGTTCTTGGTTTCAACTGTGCCGTTGGGCAGCAGGCAGGTTAGTTGGGGGTTGGAGCCAGCCGGCAATGTGATCGACTGGTCAGCCACCATGGAGCTAGTTGTTGCTGATGACACGCGACCGGAGATGCGGGTGCCTTGGCGAAGTTGATCGGCAACAGCAAAGATCTGACCAGGCAACACCACCGCACCTTGCAGACCAGTGCTGAACGCGATCACCTCGTCGTCGAGCGCCTCGGTCTTGAGTGTCCATAGTCCAACCCGTTGCGCCTGCCACTTCGATGTGCAGCCAAAGCCGATCAGTTCCTTGACGATGAAGCCATACTTTGCAATCAGTGCTGCATCTTCAACGACAACAACGTTAGGGCGGTAGAAGTTCTCGGGATCGTTGTAACGAACGTGGACGCTGGTGCTGCGTGTCTTCAGCGAACTGCCGGAATACTCAAAGACACCACCGATCACGTTGGCGTTGGTGTAGATGTGCGACGGTGCAAGGTTGGTGCCATCAAGATTGCCATGGTCTGCCGCAACTTGGATAACATTGTTTGACCAGAACAGGATGCCTCGGAATACCGAAGCCATATCCAGCAGGACGTTGTAAGCCTCAGCCCGATCACCGATGACAATGTTGCAGGCAAAGCGCGGTTCCCTGCTGCCGTCTGGGTTCACCACCAGTTGGTTCGCGTACTTGGCGACTGGGTACAAGTCGATCCAGCTCAGGTTTTCTGCCGTGACGAATTGACCGGCGCCATAGCGGCGATTGGTGAGCAGATCATAAAAACAGCAAACCGGACAGGTAGTCCACTTCTCAGCCGTCTGCAATGCACCGTTAAAGCTGGAATCTTTAAAGGTCAGCCTGCCATCAGATTGAACGGTAGCGCCAGTAGGAATCTTGACGAGGCGACCTTGGATGAGATATGCCCGTGATGGCAAGCTGCTGAACGCCTCGGTGGAGATCGAAAGCTCAGCCAGTGCTGAGTAGTTGTAGTTGACGTTCTGTGAGATCGTTTCGGTGTACGAAGCCCAGATGATCTGATTGCCACGGTCGCTGGCGATTGGTGTATTTTGTGGCGTGTCTTGAAAGCTGGTGTACTTGATCTCAAAGTGCTTTTCGCCCAGATCAACCTTTTGAACCTTGATATTCCACGGACCAGCGCCAAAGGTTTTGAGGTTAATGATGCCGGTGCTGTACTGATAGTTATTGGTGGAAACGCCGGTGATGGTTTTGTCCGATGCAAGCTGGAAACCAGTGCCACTGCCTTTGGCTTGCACAAAGATGCGGACCTGGAGCGTCCCACCAAATAGCTGCCCTTTAGCGAGGCTTTCCTGCGCGACGGAATACAGCTTGGGGATAGTGAACAGCAGCTCTATGTTGTCAACGGTCGGGTCGGTGATCTGACGCGTGACCGTACCGCCGCCGTACTTACGCTTAACGACTTCGTTGTTACTGTTCAGATCTTCGCTGTAGTTTTCGCCAATTTCTTGGTTGACATCAGAAACTTGCGAGACGCCATCGTTAAACCAGTACGTTGTACCTTGACGGGCGGCGCCAACATAAGACGCAGCGGCAATATCTTCCGGCTTGAAGTTATAGGTGCCATCACTGTTCTGGATCGCAGTCTCATTGAGGAATGTACCCTGCAGACCTTTGATTACGCCACCAATCGGACCCTCGCACAACAGGTCAAGAACTTTAATCGTGGTGACTGAATTAAGTGCCATGTCAGTAGAGCTGATATCCGATGCTGTTTAGACGCAAGTAGATCGGGTTGCTTCCGGTGGTGCCGTTCGGCACGGTCTCGGCGCTAATCACCTCAACCTGCACCGTCACATTGCTTTCTATTTCGATGTCGCCCAGCTCTAGTTGGTGCATCCAGCCAAAGAACTGACCTTCAAACAGCAAACCTTGGATCGTGGCGAAATCAGAAGCAACCAAGAACCCATCAGCGATCTCAGAGCCACGGAAGACCTTGATTTCGTAGGAGATGTAACCGTCAACAAGGGTGGTGCCAGCGCCGCCGGCAAAGTCATATAACCCATTTTCAAGCGACAGGGCGACATTGAAGTCGGAGTATTGAACCGTGCTTGCTAAGTAACCGCCGTAGACCTCTAGTGATGCAGTACGGCGTTTTTGTCGAACATCCGTGCGGATCAGTTGCGGATTGTTCGTGACACCACGAGAACTAACCTCACTGAAATATGCCTGTGTATTGAAACGGGTTTTGTAGACGCGCCGTGCGGTTACACCGGATTTGTCAGAGAAATTATCGGTGAGAATTTCGTTGCCAAGCCGAATGGTTTGCGTACCAGGAGCGCGAAGGCTGCTTAACACCGGATCAGATTCGTCGGCAATTTGGAATTTGGACTTCAGCAGGTGGCTGCCGATCAGCACTTTGCCGTAAGCCAGAGGCACCGTGGCGCCAACGCCGACCGTATTTGCAGCGCCCGTGTAGGCGTAGGACTGCTGCCCGTCAATGCCGGAGGTGACGTTTTCGGGTCCGTTGGTGCGGTTACGGCTACCCATGCGACCGCTTCCGCCAAAATTGCTCCCTCCATACCCACCAAGTGTTGGCACTTGAGGTTGCGGCGAGATCATTTGTGCAACCCCTGTTAGCGCAAGAGATGCGCCCACAGCACTTGCAGCTGTTCCCAAGCCGGCTAAAATCGCGCCACCTTGAGCTGCAGTAACGCCAAAAATACTTGTAGCGCCAAAAATACCTGCGCCAGGAAACAGGAAAGATAATGCCACCAATCCGATTCCCGCTAAGACTTTTTCAGCACCTTCACCCGAACCGCTGAGAACTGGCACGATCACTAGATCCTTCTCGCCAAACGGTAAAAGTAAGTCCTCATATTCAAAATCAACACCGCCTTGAATAACTTGATAACCGATACCGTTTTCTTCTGATGTCAACAAATAATCTTTGAACTCCGGCTTGTTGATGCACAGGAGTTTGATCGCGTCAGCGCCGTTTCGCAAGTTGTAGTAAGTGTGCTCAGCGCCGAAGCGTTCGCCCAATTCACCCAGCAGACGAACCCGCTGCATATCGGTAGACCGCAGCAATGCTCCTTACATAGTAGCTAGATAGCCACTCCACGCCACTCCGTCGGTCGCGCATGTGGTGCAGGATCCGCCATGGCTCCACAAAGATCGCCGCGTGCATCGGTTCGATAGTGCCCAGCTTCATGATCGCCACGTCGCCCGGCTTGCGCTGCTCAAATGCCACCCGCTTGAACCCCAACGCCTCGGCTTCCCGCAGGTAAATGCTGGGCGTGGTCTCCAGATCGTCCGGTCTGGCATAGTCCGCCAGCTCCACGCCCTGCAGCCTGAAGTAGTCCCGCACCATCGTATAGCAATCCCGCCCTTCGTCGTTCCACTCCAGATTGATCAGGGATTGATAGTCAGCCATTGATCCTCCGGTAGGCAGTAGATCAGCCACGGCACACCGCTTTGTAGGCAGGCACGCTGGTCAAGTTCGCTGGCTGGACCGCCTTTGGGGTGACTATGGATAACAGCAAGCACCTCACCATTTAATGAGGCACGGTAGTAGTCACGGGGATCCATGACAAAATGCTGCTCCGGTTGCTCGCAAACATTGCGGCACTCCCAGTACATCTGTCCTGATGGCGTTTGGATCAACACGCCGCAGGCTTCGTAGGGCGCTGCCGACTTGGCGTGCCGT